GAGCCACCAAGATTCATAAGACCACCTTCAGCTTTTTTTGGTATAGTGTAAGCTTCTTTAGATATTCCAGACTCAGCTATTACTTTAGCTAATTCTCTACTTAAACCTTGATCCATTAATTCTTTTATTTTTTCTTCTAATCTGTCACTTGCAGATCCACCTTCAGCTTTACCTTTTCTTTTTCCTGTAATACGATTAGTTTTATCTTTATAATCTTTACCTAAAATTATAGTTTCATATACTTCTTCTTTTGTAGCACCATCTTTTTTCATTTTTTTAATTTTAGTTTCCATAAGACCACCTTCAGCTTTTTTATTTCTTGTACCTTTTTTCTTCATGTCTTTTATAAGTTGTTTGATACCTGGATAGTCTTTTGCTTTACCTTTATAGATTACACCTTCAGGCATAATTTTAATTATCTTACCACCTTTTTTAACACCCATTCTAGCTGCACCATAAGTAGTATTAAACCATTCTCTAAATGGAACTATTTGATGTTCTAGTCCTAATTCTTTTTGTTCAAAAACATAATTTCTATACTCATCAATTAATCCTGGACTTACTTTCATAGCCATTAAAACTTCTACGTCTGTTTCACCGTCTTCTGCCATAGGACCTATCTGAACTCCTTCTTCCATCATAAGTTCGTTATCACCTACAAACTCTTCGTCCATCATTTCTACATCTTCAACATCACCACCTTCAGCAAATCTTAACATAGGTACAGGTTCTACATTTCCAAAAGGTCTACCAAATGCTTTTTCTAATCCACTTGCTGCAATTCCTAAATTGCTAGATACTTCTTCAGAATCAAATTCTTCTGGAAATTCTTTTTCCATCATATCTTTTATTTCTTCAGGAGACGCATCTGGATATCTATCTAATAAAGATGAATACAATGCCATTCTTTCTCTAGACATACTTCCACTTTTAAAACCTATTCTACCACCATTTGCTTTTTCTTCTATTTCTTTAGTTTTTTTTCTTTTTTTATATTTTCTATGCCAATCACCATATCCTGTCATACTTGCTTTGTTCATAACTTTACCACCTTTAGCCATCATACTTCTTATGTATTCATCTAACTGATCAAGTTCATCTAAACTTAACATGTTTAATGGTTTACCAAACACACTCATAGCTGCATCATTTCTTTCAGCTTCTGGGCTTGGATTAGATGCCATTCTTTTTATACCACCACTATCTTTCTTAGACATAGGTTCTTCCATGCCAATTATTTCATAATATCTGTCACTATCAAAAGCTATCTCCGCTGCTTCGTCATAGTCATAACCTAAGAATTCTAAATTTTCTATTCTCTTAATGTACCAATCAGGGCCCGCCATAGGACCAATAGGAACTCCTTCTTCTTGTTTAAGTTCAAAAGGTGTAATAACTTCTTCTTCCATTTCCATTACTACATCGTCATCGTCTACGTCACCACCTCTAGCATAGCCATATCTTGTTAACATTTCTTCAGTTTCTTCATCACTATAACCAGCATTTATAAACATATCTTTTATTTCTTGTCTTCTTTTTGCTTTAAATTCTTTTGATCTTCTGTCTTCTTCTTTTTCTGCATCATCCGCTGCTTCAGCTGCTTGAATTCCTGCATCAATTGCAGCTTGACCACCCACCACTGTAGCTACATCGGTAAAACCTTGTGGATCAGCATATCGTTCAAGAGTTTGTGCCATTGAAACTGCATCTTTACCTTTACCAGGTGTATGTAAAAATTTTCCTAGTCCTTTATTTTTGTCCATACCACCAACATATGAATCTAATGCTGTTGGAGCTGCTGCTAATATACCTGCTGTTGCTACATCTTTTAAATCTGCTTCGTCGTCAGTTAAAAATCTAGTACCACCTGCCATAATCGCTTTTTGCATTGCAGGATTAAAAGCACCTAAACCAAGACTTGCTCCAGGAATTAAAGCTGTAGCGTAAGGTAAAAAAGGTGCTACCTCTTTAGGTATTAGCTTTTTAATTCTACGTCTTATTCCTGAAAAAAATCCCATATTAAATTCCTATTATATTGTTGAAATGCAAGAAGGCAACTCTTGTATATATGCCGGTATCGTGCATTTTACTTGTTTTTTTACGCTTCGTCAATCTTCAATGTTAAAGTCAGCACCCATCTTTATATCTTCTACAGTGATGTTTACGTCTCTTTTAATATGCTCTTTTTTAGTAGCAGTATTAGGGTCGTTTACATCAGCATCAGCTTCGCCATCTGAAAAGTATTCTTTTCCGGTTACTGTATTAGTCAAAGTTACTTCACATTTAGGCGTAATTACTGGCACTCTTTTACCATCAATTGTTTCATACCTAACAGAAGCTTCTTGTTCTATAAATGGCATTATCTATCCTCCCTGTTAATTTCTAATATAGATGCAATAACATCTACCGCACCACTTGTACAATTTACTTTAATTACTTCACTTTCTTCCATAACCAAAGGTTCAGTAATAACTTGTTCTTTTCCTTTAGCACTTAAAGATACATCTTTATCTAATACAAATGCTGTACTAGAAGAGTTAACCAAAGTCACTTCAGCTACTGCTGATGCATTGGCATCTTCTGCTATTAAAATTGATTTAACAATAGCTCTTGAGTTAGAAGGCACAGTGTATATAGTTGTATCGCCTGAAGATGTTAAACTAGTTTTAGCGTTTTTATATATATTTGCCATTAACCTAATCCCAGCCAAGTAAATCGTTCTTGATCTTCTTTTTGTTGTGTTAAATATGTTGAGTTTAATTGTTCTATTATTGCAGCCAAAGCTCTGTTAATTTGTCTTTGGTTATCTTCACTATATTCTTTTTTAGGTTCTGGTAATCTAACTACTACTTTTGTCATTTAACAATTCCACTTTCTAAGTGATTTAGATAATCTATCATCACCTGTATTATTACTTGGCTTTTGTCTTTTACGCATTCCTTTCATACGCGCGCAAAAACTTTTTCGCCTTTTGGAAGCTTTAGATCCTTTTTTTAATTTAGACGGTTTAGTTGTTACAGCAGTTTTTAATTTTGATCCAGGATTAGCTGCTTTATAAGAGTCAACTCCTTTTTGATTTAAACCACCAGAAGGATTTTTACCTTCTTTTCTTTGCCAGGCGGGTGTTTTACCACCCTTTGCCATAGCAACACGATTTAAATATGCTTTACCATATCCTCGTCTAGCTTGATCCATTATTTTTTTGCCGTTCTAGCTGATCTTTTTAATGCTTTTGCACTAACAGTACCTTTGCCTGGTCTGCTTGTTCCAGCTTTTTTTCTTTTATTTATATAGTAGTAAAGACCTTTCTTAGCTGTTCTACCATCTTTTGTTTTATGATAACCTTTTTTCATAGTTTATCTCCTTCCGTCTGGTTGTAGGTCTGCTTGAAAAGTTCCAAATCTCCAACTTTCAGCGGACCCAGTATTTTCTATTTTAAGACTTGCATATCGACCTCTTGCTCTTGTGTCAACCTTAGTTGTACTAGTGCTAACAGTAAAGGGACTTAAAGTAGATGTTGTGTTTGGATCTGCAGGATAATCGGAAATAGAAATTGTCATTACAGCATTACCTTGCAAATTTTTAAAATTAGGTAAAAATCTTCTCATAGCTAAAAAATATTCTGAAGCTCCTTGATCAGTTTGTAAAGAAAAATTATAAGACTGTGCAAAAGAAGTTAAAGTTGTTGTTGTCCCATCAGGATTAACTTGATCGGTCCCCGTTTCGTGTTCAAACAACACACTTTGACCTAATCCTGATTCACCAATAATTGCAGGAAATGTACCACTATTAGAACTGTTATAAGAAGTAGCATATGGTTTTGGATAAACTAAAGAATCCATCCAAGTTGTTCTTATAGAATTTGTATTTGTGCCTGTGTACCAGTTACCCATAGGTAAAGGATTATTATTTGTTCCATAATTATAAACTACATATCTATTATTAAAATCAGAGTTAGACGTAGGATACCACCACACAACTTCGGTAAATAGATTATTTATACCTGCATTTATTTGTTGACCTTTTGTAGTTGCACAATCATCATAAACATAATCTTCAACACTACATGGTAAAGTATTAACTGTACCATCAAAAGAAAAGAAACCATTACTTCCCATCCAATAAGCAACACCATCAATTTCGATACAAGCATTCTTGCCTATTAATCCACAGTTAGTCCCTACTTGTTCAAAACCAAATGTAAATGGAGCTCCAACAAACTTCATGGTATATAAAGCGTTATCAGTCCAAACTAGAATGTTTTCTTTTGCAACTAAAGCTCCCATAATTTTTGTACCATCTTGTAGTCTTTGTGAGCCGGCTGCATTAGTAGCTAAAATAGAATAGTCATTTATATCTTCTTGTTCAGAAAATCTTATAAACATATCATCTTGTGTAGAAGCAGATCCTATTGTTGTCTCTGTTCCAAAATGAATTAAGTGTCTTGTAGTTGGAGATATTAATGTAACTCTGGTTGCAGTTGGATTACTAGATGTAGGAAAACCACTTGTAATTGTAGAAGCTCTTACACTTAGTCTTGCCGTATCTCCAGCGTTCCATGTAAATGTTTTACCATTAGCAATTGTTGCAACAAGAACTTGACCAAAATTACTTAAAGACCAAAGACCAGGCTCAAGTGTGATTGTATCAGCTTCTACTGCGCTTCCCCATCCACTAAAGTCAGTAGCGTTTGTAACTGTAGCACCATTACTGTGCGCTTGTCCTGTGGTTCCAGCAACTGCAGTTCCGTTTGTACCTCTAGTTATACCTGTTAAATCATTTGAACTTACACCTGTATAAGTTATTAATTCTGTTCCTACTGCAATTGTTCCACCAGCTGTGGGAAAACCCGATGTTGATGTTAAAGTTATTGCTGTACCTGATCCTCCTGTACCAGCAGTATCCGCGAGCAACGCTCCATTTAAAGTTGTTGTTTGTGCACCTTGCACTGTACCGCCATATTGACTAATACCAAAACCATAACCATAAGTTTGTGCAGCAGGCCCCACTCTTTCATAAGGTTTTAAAGTTACACTACCACCTGATGCTGAAGAACCAGAACTTGTAAATGTAATTGTAAAAGTAGTTGCTGTAGGTGTTGAGATAACTTGAAACTTTTTATCTTCAAAATCAGAAGCGCTTAACCCCGTACCTCCAGGTAAAGTTACCGAGTCTAGTATTATAATATCTCCTTCTTCTAAATTGTGTGCAGAAGATGTAGTTATAGTTATTGTAGTTGTGCCATTAAATGTAAATGTGGCTCCTGTAATATCTGCTTTTAATGGAGTTATGTCAAATAATTGACCTTCAAAAAATATAAGTAAAAATTTATCTGTACCAATTCCAATATATCTATTACCTTCTGTATCTACAAACGCATGTTGTTTTCTAGCTACACCTACAATAGAATCAGTAAGTAAAGATTGCCAACCACCAACTTTTTCTGGTAATCCATATCTCCATCTTACATTATCAGAATCAACCCAACGACCAATAGCTCCAACGCTAGTGTCTTGTTTATCAACTCCAGGTGCGAATTTGATTTGAGTTAGAGCCATCTAATTAGCTCCTATTGATTAGTAGATTTATATAGCCAGCCTTTTGTGGCGTTCGCGTAAATTAAAGTTACACATTGATTATTAGTAGCAAGTGTATCATTAGCAGCGGCACCTTCTATATTAGAACCACCTCTATCTATAATACAATTGTTTGTTGCAAAACCGTTTGATGCAGACCCATCCATAATTGTAACTTCGTCACCAATAGCAGGTGAACTTGGTAATGTAATTGTAACTGGGTTAGCAACTGTGTCTACTACAATTTGATCACCAGCTACTGCTGTGTATGTAGTTTTACTTGCTGCGGTTACAGAAGTCATTCCTTTTTGTAACATACCTAATGTTGTTGCTGGTACACTACCTTTAGAATAAACTAAAGCTGTTGCACCTTCTGGAAGAGGAACTTGAGTAGATGCACTTTGACCTGTAGTTAATAGTGTTACTGTGTAGCTGTCTCCAGCTCCACCTCTAGTAGTTCCATCTTCTACAAAAAATATTCTATTAGCATTACCACCTGTTGTAGAAGCAGGCATTGCCAAACTTGCGTTACCAGATAATGTGCCTACAACTTTTATATAAAGATTTTTACCATTCGCGCTTGACGATCCGTCAGCCAAACTTAATGTAGTTGTGCCAGTGCTTAAAGTTACTTCTACATAACCTGAAGCTGCTGTTTGTAATAGTTGTAAATTAGTATTTGTAATAGCTCCCCATAGACCTGCTTTTTCGCCGGTTGCTACAAGTTCTAGTGATAAATCTGTTGAATAAGTTGATGCCATAATTTTAGTACGGTTTTATTGGTGTCCAAACCATTGTTGCTCCTGGTATTATATCGTTCCACGTAATAACTCCTGGTTCTACTGTATCTAAAGATAAAGATACTTTGTCAGGATTTACATTTGCGGCTGCAGTTATTGTAACATTTCCTGTTGCTAACGTCAACGCGTTCTTAACTGCTGTTACATTAGCGTCTGCAGTTACTGTAATAGTGCCTAAACCTAATGATAATTCATTTTTAGTAACAGTAACATTAGCTTTACCACTAATAGTTAAAGTACCTGTGCCTAATGTAACTTGATTTGCTGTTAAATTTTCTACAATAGAATCAGCAATAACTCCAACACTACCTATAGTAATTGTTAATGAATTTTTTGCTACGTTTACATTTACGTTACCAGCTGCACTTGGTATGGCTGAAAAAGCTGCTTCTGAAAATGCTGAAGTTCCTAAGAGCATAATCTACGCTCCGTTGTCGATGATGTTATTGCCCTCTATCTTGGCCCATTCTTGAATTTCTTTATATATTCTATTTTGTGGTGTTTCGTTTATTACCCAAACTTCACCATTAGAATAAGTAACTTTTAAGTTTGTAAAAACTTCTCCATCCAAAGCAGTTTTATATATTTTTTCTACTGTACTAATCATAATTCATCATCCACTTTTAACCAATTTTGATAATATGTTGAAACTTTTTTGTCTGCTGTTGTAGCACCTACAGTTATGCTTAAATAAGCACCAACATTTGTTCTTCTTGAATCTACTGCAGCTATTGCAGCAGCATTTATGGCTATTACTCCAGGATTTGCTAAAGCTGATGTTGTTCTTTCTAAAGAATAAGATTGACCATTATCGCTTCTTTTATTTACACTATATTGTAAACTACCATCTACATTTGTTGTAGTTGAAGTTCCACCAGTAAACGCTGCTCCGCATATTTCAAAATATCTT